CTTTTTTGATTTCTGTAACGCTAGGGACTGAAACCCCCTATTTCGATCCTTATACCCACCTCCACCCATCTAGCTTGCCCCTGCTTAAGTAATCCCATATACTTCGCGAAACCGGTATTGGATACCTGCGACATGCCCGTAGTAAATTTAGAACCCACTAAAGATCACCCCGTTCCTTACGATTTGTCTGAGGAGAAAGCTTCAACTCCCGTTGAAGAGGTAGCTGTGGCGGGCAACACAGTAGAATTACAGGTATCCTTGGGCGCTTCGCTAGAAGTTTCAGAGGAAAATGCTGAACGAGAGCAAGCCTTAATACGCGCCGTTACTGAGCGCAAGAAAGTCTCCAATCTATCTCACCCACCCACTGCTTTTGCAGCAGCATCCTTCCTGCGTATGTACGGCCAGCAACTGGCTATGGACGCATCGGAAGCACGGGGGGCTATAACAAATAAGCTAATGGAACTTGCTAACTGTGGTGACCCACGGTATGAGCTTAAGGCATTGGAATTGCTAGGGAAACACAGCGACATTGGTATATTTACCGAGCGTAGTGAGCTAACAATTAACTACAAGAACCCAGAAGATTTAGAGAAAGCAATTAAAGATAGAGTGAAGAATCTCCTTAACGCTACGGTAGTAGAGACAACCTCACTAGAGGACAGCGTGCACGAGGCGATGGGCCTGTTTGAAGATGAGGAACTAGAGCACGCAGAAGATGCCTGAACAGAGTCCGTTCGACAACATATCGCTGAAGGACATACCGACAATATTACCCATGCTTTCGCAGGTGGAACAAGAAAAGTTGCTAGCCGAACTAGAGCACTTAAATAAGCTAAAGAAACAGAAGAAGGCCCAGACTAAGTTTCTTGAATTTGTAAAACAAATGTGGCCGGTATTTATTAGTGGGAATCACCATGCAAAGATGGCTGAGGCGTTTGAGCGAGTGGCTCGTGGCGATTGTAAGCGCCTCATTATTAATATGCCTCCTCGTCATACTAAGTCTGAGTTCGCTTCTTATCTTTTGCCTGCTTGGTTTATGGGGCAGTATCCAGACAAGAAGGTTATCCAAACTTCGCATACAGCAGAACTTGCCGTAGGGTTTGGTCGTAAGGTTCGTAACCTTGTAGATCAAGATGCCTACAGGGAGATATTCCCAACGTTGAATTTGCAGAGTGACTCAAAGGCAGCGGGGCGGTGGAACACCAGCAAAGGCGGGGACTACTTCGCTATTGGTGTAGGCGGAGCGGTTACTGGTAAGGGCGCGGACTTGCTCATTATCGATGACCCACACTCGGAACAAGAGGCAGCTCTGGCAGAAACAAGCCCAGAGATATACGACAAGACTTACGAGTGGTACACATCAGGGCCACGGCAGAGACTACAGCCGGGTGGGGCCATCGTCATTGTAATGACGCGGTGGAGTTTGCGTGACCTGACCGCTAAAGTTATAAAAGCGTCCGCGCAGCGCGGGGGAGATGAGTGGGAAGTTATTGAGTTCCCTGCCATCATGCCGTCTGGTAACCCCATGTGGCCTGAGTTCTGGCCCAAGGATCAGTTGGAAGCGTTGCAGTTGGAGCTGCCCAACGCCAAGTGGATGGCGCAGTACCAGCAGAATCCCACGTCGGAAACTTCGGCTATTGTTAAGCGGGAGTGGTGGAAGATTTGGGAAGAGGAAGAGCCGCCACCGTGTGATTATATCCTGATGTCATGGGACACGGCGTTTGAAAAGACTAACAGGGCTGACTACTCAGCATGCACAACATGGGGTGTGTTCTACCACGACAACGAGGTGGGTGATCCACAGGCAAACATCATACTGCTGAACGCGTTTAGGGAGCGGATGGAGTTCCCGAAGTTGAAGAGGGTAGCAATAGAACAGTATGACGAGTGGCAACCAGACGCGTTAATAGTGGAGAAAAAGGCATCGGGAGCACCACTGATATACGAGATGCGGGCAATAGGCATACCCGTGCAAGAGTACACTCCCACACGGGGCAACGACAAGATAACGCGGCTTAATTCTGTGTCTGACTTGTTTGCTTCTGGTATGGTGTGGGTGCCCAACAAACATTGGGCGGAAGAGGTTATGGAAGAAGTAGCTAGTTTTCCCGCAGGGGAACACGACGACTACGTGGATTCTACTTCTATGGCCCTGATGAGGTTCCGCAAAGGTGGATTTATACGGCTACCTTCCGATCAAGAAGATGAGGTTCCACAGTTTAAGCAGCGTAGAGGCGGGTACTACTAATGGCTATTGAGAAGAGTTTGTTTGCAGCCCCACTGGGTGAAAGTGTTGATATGGTGGAGGCTATAGAGATTGAGATAGAACCAGAGATTGTATCTCTGGAAGACGGCAGTGTGGAGATAACGCTTATTCCTGACACAGTAGACATGGATATGGCGAACACACCGTTTGATGCAAACCTTGCAGAATATATGGACGACGGCCAACTAAATGAGCTGTCTGGGGAGTTAGTAGGTTTAGTAGATAGCGACATACAAGCTCGACGTGATTGGGCTGAGACATATGTAAAAGGTTTAGAAGTTCTAGGGTTTAGTTACGAAGACAGAACTGAGCCGTGGGAAAACGCCTGTGGTGTATACAGCACAGTACTAGCGGAAGCAGCTATCCGTTTTCAAGCGGAAGCTATGAGCGAGACGTTCCCCGCTGCTGGGCCTGTTAAGACTAAGATTCTAGGTGAAATAACACGCGAGAAGGAAGACGCAGCCCTTCGTGTTAAGACGGATATGAACTACGAGCTTACGGACGTGATGGTGGAGTACAGGCCAGAGCACGAGCGTATGCTCTACAGCCTAGGATTAGCCGGTTCAGCCTTTAAAAAAGTTTACTTTGATCCAAGCCTAGATAGGCAAATTGCTGTTTACATACCCGCCGAGGATATGATTGTCCCGTATGGCGCATCAACCTTAGAGCAAGCCGAGCGTGTTACGCACATTATGCGTAAGACCAAGAACGAAATGGTTAAGCTACAGGCTGCTGGATTTTATCGAGAGGTAGAGCTGGGCGATCCTGTTTCATTCACCTCAGACATTGAGGAAGCTAAAGCAGAACAGTCAGGCATTTCGATTACTTCCGATGATCGATACGCGGTGTACGAAATTCATGTAGATATGGTTATAGATGGGGCAGAAGTAAACGAATTTGAAGACGAAGAAGTACTACAAATAGCCAAACCGTACGTGATTACTATAGAAAAAGGCACAGGGACAGTGCTGGCAGTGCGTAGAAACTGGAATCCTGACGATCCGTTGCAGCTAAAGCGTCAACATTTTGTCCATTATGTCTACGTTCCGGGGTTTGGCTTCTATGGTCTTGGTTTAATACACATTATTGGGGGCTATGCACGCGCTGGTACGTCCCTTATCCGCCAATTAGTTGACGCAGGCACGCTTTCTAACCTACCGGGTGGCCTAAAATCACGCGGAATGCGGGTAACTACGGGCGATACACCTATAGGACCGGGTGAATTCCGTGATGTTGACGTACCTAGTGGGTCAATACGCGAGAATATCCTACCATTACCCTATAAAGAGCCTAGTCAGACACTATTGGCTCTATTGGACAAGATCACTGAGGAAGGCCGTAGATTAGGCGCTATATCAGACATGAACATCTCCGACATGAGTGCAAATGCACCTGTCGGCACAACATTAGCTCTACTTGAGCGTACTTTAAAGCCAATGGCTGCGGTGCAATCCCGTGTTCACTACGCTATGAAGCAGGAATTTAAACTGCTTCGGGCTATTATGGCTGAGTACGCACCCCTTGAGTACGGCTATGAGCCTGATCGTGGCACCCCGCGTGCCCGTCAAGACGACTATGCCACGGTAGAAGTAATCCCTGTCAGTGATCCTAATAGCAGTACGATGGCGCAGCGCGTTGTGCAGTATCAGACTGTTATGCAGATGGCACAGGCCGCTCCACAGATATATGACCTACCACAACTACATCGCCAGATGATTGAGGTGTTAGGTATTGAGAATTCCGATAAGTTGGTACCAGCGGGGGGTGAAGAAATGAAGCCTACAGACCCGGTGAGCGAGAATATGGATGCGTTAAACGTAACGCCTATCAAAGCGTTTATACACCAGAACCATGAGGCGCATATTGCTACGCACCGAGCCTTTATTGAAGACCCGCAGGTGGCTGCAACTATTGGGCAGAACCCCATGGCTAACCAGATTATGGGAGCACTGCAAGCTCACATCGCAGAGCATACAGCCTTCTTATATAGACAGCAGATAGAAATAGAATTGGGTCAACCGTTACCCCCACCCAACGAAGAGCTGCCTGAAAAGTTTGAGGTTAGGTTGGCAGGGCTACAGTCAAGAGCGGCTATACAGCTTACTGAGCAGAAGAAAGCACAGGCAGCGCAGCAACAAGCCGAGCAACAAGCCCAAGACCCACTTATCCAGATGCAGCAAGCTGAGCTTCAGATCAAGCAAGGGGAACTCCAGCGCAAGGCTGCTAAAGATGCTATGGATGGAGCACTCGACCAAGAG